AAATGTCAGCCGAGTCACTTGCTCCAATGCCACCACGAAGCCCTAATGAAAACGTATGGTTTGATGTTGTGTGGCTGAATGAAAACCGTTGCCATTGTGGTGTTACCTGAGCGATGTCGGTTCCGTTGCCTATGTGCGTGTTTGCTAAGTAAATATCATAAGCGTCATTAGTGTTAGACTTCATCCAAACAGAAATTGTCTGGACGGTGTTACTATTGTCAATGTCGTAGATAATGCTTTGGTCGGTAACGGTGTTTCCGCCATTAAGAGACACTTGTAAACGTGTGGCGTTTTGAGTTCCGTCAGGGCTATAATCAAAATTGTCAGTAACAATAGGCGTAGAGCCTTGCCCGTTTCCTAAGTGTGTCCATTCGCTACTGTTAAAATCTTCAGATGTTTTAGTCCGATTGATTGCACTCGGCTCCACCAGTATCATCGGCACTCGTGGGCCATACGTTGCCCCTGTGATGAACTTCGGGCTGCCCGTTGTGTTCTCCACGAAGTCGCTCGCGGTTGTGCCTTCTTCAAGCTGTGCGCCCCACACCAAAATACTTGATGTGTCTTCACGGCCTCCCGAACTCCTGTCTATATCAATTTCAAACTCGACCGCCGAGCCATTTGCATCAAAAGAAAAACTAACGCGATACCAGCCGTTACCTACGTCTTCAACAAGTCTATTGCTTGTAGTTCCGCTGTCGCTAGTTAACACGCTTGTATCCCAGATAAACCTAACTCTAAACAATGAGCCGCCAGAAACTCGCGCAGAAATAGTAGTAAACCCAGCAACGTCAATATTTTTCAAATGAACACTTACTGAATAGGTTGTTCCGTTGGCTATAGAAATAGTTTGGTATTTAACCCTGTCATTTGAGCTACCGCTTCCGCTTACAGCCAACTTAGTAACTTTAGAAGCCGATTGTGTCCCGTCTGGAGCAGCATCAAAGTTTTCAACAAGCGTGCTGTTGACTGTTGTCCAATTAGAATCTGGAGTGCTGTAAGGAACCCGCTGAAACTTCGTCGGCGTCAACTCGGCTCCCTGCGTGTAATCAACGCGCACCGTGTCAGCACTGGCGGTCGCTATGAGACCATCGGGGTCTGTGTAGGTCGCGGTTCCTGCGCGGGTCGCTGTGATAACGTCGAGGGTCTCGGGCAACGCCGGGTTCAAGTCGAGCGTTGGGTTCTCCAGGGTCCCGACCATCGAGTCACGCGCGTCAAACAAAAGGTAAGGGTCTAGCGCAAAAGGGCTAAAGCTACCTCCGAATCCTTGGGTAAGGTCTGCTCGACTTATCTTACGAGTCAGAGGGCGTGTTAGTGATCGGGTAAGAGACATTATTAGAATGCTTTGTTATCAGCGACAGGAGCGACAATGATGTCTACGTTGGTAGGCGCAGCACTAAGGTCAACTTTGAGCTCCTTAGAGGACGTCGTGAACAACGCTTGTCCGTCGTCAGTGAACGTAACGTCTTCACCGATGTCAACCCAGGAGTCAGCAAGCTTATGTTGGAGCTTGATTTGGGCAGATCCGAATGTGCCAATAACAGCAAACATTCCAGAGCTACCATTCCAGGTCATGTCGATATCAGCGGCGCTAGTCACATCGCGAGACACAGTTCCGATTCTTGTAATTTCAGGCATGGTTTCTGTTTAGTATATATTTATGAATAATTAACCCCCGCTCCTCCTTTAGGTGTGCTAATTGAAGAACGAGGGATTGTAAGTGGTGAACGACGCGATGCCTTAGTTTTACGTTGTTGTCTGGCCGGGCTAAGAGCTTTCTGTGCGACCTTGGTGGGTGGTGGCGGTGGCGCAGGAGGTTTAGGAATCTCTGGCATCTTAGGGGCTGACATACACATGGCTTATTGTCTTAGGTTGGTATTGAGAATATTCTTGTTTTGTTCTTCGTAAACAGTGCGGAGAAGAGTGACAACCGAACGCTGCCCGTAGTGGTGGTCGAGTTGCCTCAGAGAAACAGCTGGCCCAAAGTCTCGCTTCGGATACGCCTTTTCGATAGCTTCAAGCAAACTCAGCGGCACTGTAGGCCAGCGCTCGGTGTTTTCATATAAGCTCATGAGTCAAGAAAGATCGTCTAGGTGTTCTGGTAAATCACCGTTGTCGATCATTTTGCGAGTCTCTACAAGACACATTGCGTTCCAAATGACCGCCCCACCGTGGTCTTCGCTGAGGTCTCCCTGCATAAACGACCACAAGTGGCGATACAAGCTGTCAACATAGCGAGACAAAGGGATGCCTTTGCGCCAGTTGTCCCTGCCATACTTGGTGGCACCGTCTTCGAAGCGACGCGATACAGCCTGGAGAGCAGCAACAGGAATACAACTAGGCATTCCCTTGCCGATCATGGCGTCTCGCACGGCTCCCGTGTCGAATTCACTGCGTTCCCCTGAGTCAGGTAGAACACTCTTATTTTGTTTGTTCATGGTAGTGGTTCTTTAGGTCATATTCTACGTTAACCAGCGTGTCTTTTAGATACGGAGTTGGATAATATTTATTAATACGCTTCTTGTCTGGCGTAATGACTGTGTCTTTGTGGATCAAGTTGTGCTTAGCGAGGTAACGCATGGCCGCTGTGATGTTCTCACCGCTAAGGCCCATGAGTCGAGCCAAAAGGCTGTTCTCAATGCCTGGCCTCTCGAACACAGCGATACACAGGCTGGCCCGGTAGAACGTCGTGACACCTGCGCGTCTCATGGTTTCACTTAGGATCAGTAGGTGTCTCATGGTGTCCACAGTTTAATATCCACGCCATCGTAGTCGGAGGCACGTAGTATCCTGGCGAGCCTAGCGGTGACCAGTGCGTCGTCTTCGGTTAGCCCTGCTTTCTCATAAGCTGCCACCACCGTTTCCCAGTTGTATCCGTCTTTCTCAAGGATCTTCTCTGCGGTCTTAGTGCCGATCCCTTTGACGCCCATGTAGCCGTCGGTCGGGTCACCTGCGAGTGTCTGGATGAGGTGGAACTTGTCGGCTTCCTCGGGGGTGACACTGCGCATCTCGTCTCGCAACATGTTATACCAGGTGATCGGTAAGGTCCCGAAGTCTTTGTCGCCACTCACTGCCACAAAGGTCGGGTCTTCAGTGGCCATGATGCCGCACACGTCGTCAGCCTCTAGCCTCGGGAACACACGGGAATCGTAGGACTCAATGGCCCACTCTCGGAGAGCTTTTAGTCCTAGAGGTTTACGCGTGTTTTTCCGGTTTGATTTATAATTAGGGAATATATCGTAGCGGTAGTTCGCGGTGTCTGAGAACGCCAGGATAAACTCTGCGTCCTTGTCGAGCTTGTTGACCACACTCATAAGACAAGAGTCAAAGCTGTGCTGTGATTCCTTCTCGCTAGAGTGTAGTGTCCATGTGTCTTCGTCCCATTTGATTTCGACCTCAGTAGAGAACGAGGCGCGGTAAAGGAACATATCTCCGTCTATTATTAATTTCATATCTTTAGTGTGTTTCAGCCCAGTTGTTTCCGACTTTGTATTCTCCGTCTAGTGGGCACAGGAGACCAAAGGTTTCACCAGCTTTGATGATAGCATTGACAAAGCGCTGGCCGTATTCGTCTGCTTTTTCTGGAGGGCAACTAAACTGGACCTCATCGTGGACGTTAGCGTGGAGCGTGTAGTCTTCTCCGGCCATGTCGTTGACAAAGTGCACCAGTGCTTGCTTCATGCATATCGCCCCGGCTGACTGTAACAAAAGGTTAACGCTACTGTGAGGGGATCTACAGGGCAACGTGCGACCGTCGAGTCCTTTGAGAAAACCAAAGCCTTCTACTTTGTCTTTGACGGCCTCGCGTAACCTTTTGATCGCTGGCATCTGTTTGAAAAACTGAGCCTTGAGCCTGCTGCCATCCTGGGCGGTCCCATCGACGACCTCTCCGATCTTTGAGTCTGACCCACCGTAGATTAGGCAGTAGATGAATCGTTTCGCTGCGTTTCTGTCAGGTAAGCCTGCGGCCTCTTGGTTCGCCGTGTGCACATCACCACTTAGGATCTCGTTGGTGTAGCGTCCATCGTCGATCTTGTGCAGGTAAGCGGCTAACATTCGCAACTCAAGCCCCGAAGCGTCACACCCCACAAGGACTCGCCCTGGAGGAGCAGTGAACAGAGCGCGGCACTCGTAGCCATATTCAGCAGACACCGAAGGACACTGTGCAATATTCGGAGACTGGTGACTACAACGGCCACTGACGGTCCCACCTGTGTTCACTGAGCCATAAATATTATTATTATTAACAAGCTTGAGCCAACCGTTTTTACCTTCGGCTAACTGTCCGAGGCGTTTAGCAACCAACAGATACTCTAGTAACTTCAGGCTCTGCGGTGTGTCGATCCCACGCAGCACTGCCTCGTTGATCGCAGGACGCTTACCCTCGAAACACTCAGGCTTCCACCCGCCTTCGATGAGTCTCTCTGAGATCTGATCGCGACTCTGTGGGTTAAACGGAACTTCTTTGGTTCGCATCTCGCCTTTCTTGACGTCCTTGTGTCCTGCTTCGTTCGCCTCTTTCTTTGTCAGCCACTTCTTGCCATCTGGGGTTACCCACCAGGGGCGCTTAGTTTCGACTACGCGTGGCGGGAACGTGTGTTGTAGTTCTTCGTCAAGTTCAGCGCGTCTTGTCACGAGCTTACTGAGGAGCGTGTTGGCAGACTCGACGTCAAACGGAAACCCGTTCTCTTCTTGGGTTCTTATGGCCCGCGCAAAGTCCATCTCAAGCACGAGGTCTTGGTCAGTGTGCGTCCGGTCTTTCATGAGGTAAGCAAAGAGAGCCTCGTTGACCACCACGTCCTGGACACAGTAGTCTTCCATCTCTTGGCTCCAGTGTTCCCAGGTCTCGGTAGACCCGTGTTCGTCTTTGTGGACACCCAAGCGCATACCCCAGGACTTCAACGAGTGTGCTCCGCGCATAAACGTAGGGAGCTTAGCCTCTTGCCAGTCTTCGCGCTTACGGTCCGGGTGATTGAGTCTCCCCAAGACCATTGTGTCGATGATAGTTGGGTGCTCGAAGCCATACAGTTTACGCAGGGCCGGAAGGTCGAACCCTATGCCATTGTGTGCGACCAAACAGTCAGCCTTAGATAATCTCTCTAATGCTTCATTAATATTATTACACTCACCGTTGTTGCGGTAGCGGTGGGTCCCTTCGTTGTCCATGATGACAATGCAGTGCACAACCTCTAGTCCCTCTAGGGTATTCCAGTTGCCGATCGCGTTTGTCTCTATGTCAAATACTGCTGTGTTCATCTTTTAAAATGGGTTAGTTGTGTCCATGACGTGGGTTTCAGTGAGACGCGCTGTGTCCTTGTCGTAAGCCAACGAACACGCCACGCCTGTCTCCCCGCTAAAACGGTTCTTCAGGACCCTCACGGTTGTCTTGTTGCGGTCCTCTGGGTCTTCGGCTTGCTGCGACCTTTCCAGTCCTAGGACCATGTCACTTAGTTGAGCTATGGCTTGGGAGCCCCTGAGGTCTGCCAGGCTAACTGCTCGACCCTCTTCGTGACCTCGGCCCTCAGGACGCTTAAGGTGACTCACGAGTAACAACGCAACCTTGGTCTCTTCGACAAGAGAGCGCAGTGCGGTCATTGTGTTATCGATAAGCCTACGCTCGTCGCCATCCCCGATGCCTGAGACAACGATACTGATATGGTCGAGAACAACAAAATCAACGTCGTAGGTTTTGATCATGAAGCGAATCCGATTGAGCAGACTGTCTGACGCTAGGCTACCGAAGTGATCATAGACGTAAAAACGACCGGAACCTACTGTCGCATCAAAGGCATCCTTGAAGGTGTCGTCACGTTCAAACGGCTCCAAGTGTAAACAACGGCCCATCTCTAGACCGATGATGCTCAAGGCTGTCTTCTCGACTGACTCTTCGAGCGCGATGTAGCCAATGCGCTTGTCAGTGGTTTTCATTAGGTGGTGTGTGATCACCCGGCAAACCTGTGACTTGCCAATACCGCTTCCTGCACAGAGCGTCACGATCTCAGATTGACGAAGTCCGTGTGTGATCCTGTTGAGTCCCTCGAACGGATAATCTAAAGCCTCGACCTCGTGGTGCTCTGCGA